ATTTCTATTACCGCATCATGATAACACTGCTGGCAGGATGTCGGCACGAATGTCTTACCAGTAACCTGCCTAAACAGTGCCTCGATAGTAGCCTTATCGGCGGAGTTGAAAGGCTCGTCGAAACGTCCTCTCAACTCCGCGATAATAGCTTTTGCCTGCTCTAACGTCATCATACTGCCGATGAAAGGGTCTTAAACTGCGTCTCCGTGGTCTCCGAGTCAGTATTGAAGTAGAACAACGCCGACTTCGGAACCTGAGTTTCCTGCATCGTACACAGCCATCCGCCGTTAGTATCAGTGCTGTACTTCTCGTTCTCAATAGCCGAGGCATGGAGGCCTTGGTAATAGCCATAAACCTGATATTCAGATTTACCAGCATCGCCCTTGTGCACGTTCTTCAGAATGAGAACGAATGAGCCGTTTGCCAGCTTGTCCACGACGTTTGCTGCCACGTCTGGGCCATTATCCAGCACGAGCAACGGTATCTCGTTTGTGAACGAATTAAAGTACGTGCCAACGACTAACGAGGTCTTGGCACCAGTGAACGGGGTAGCACCCTGCTGCACTACTGGGTAGGCCTTCGCGCCGGTCTTCAAAACAAGTGTCTTAATGATATTCTTGTTGTCAGTATCGAATACCGTCTGAGCGAAGTCTATCTGGCTTCTGTTAATGATGAGTCCGTTAGACTCCATACCCATAACGAGTGGGTTGTCGCAATTCAGCTCAATGCCTTTTGCGATAATTGTGTCACAAATACCTGCCATAATTCAGCCCTCCCAATTAGTATGCAGCGTGGAACATGTCGTCCTCGAGGATCTGAGTGCCGAGCTTACCAGTAGCGTAGATATAGTTTCTGCGCTCCTTCTTTTCGAACCAGATATCGAGATCCGAGATAAGACCATTGGCATTCGTTCCCACCTGCAGTTGGTTAATGTTAGCATACACGGCACGATAAGGCTTGTTCAGCTTCGTACCTGTGTTCTCGTAGGCCCGAATCATACGGTCCCAGATAGACACTCGGGCGATAGTCACTCCATTGTACTTAGCCACGTCAAGACCATCGAAAACAACCTCCCAAGGCATGATTTCCTTGTAGGTCTTCTTGATGTCGAGCGTGAGTGCATCAGCCATGGCCTTGGTCATCAGGATAACGGCTCCGCTATCACTCGTAATACGGCTGTCAGCATCCATGAGCATGCTGTCCAAGATACCAGTGGCAACACCCTGCGCAAGCATGGCAGCCTTTTGCTCGGTAAACGTAGCCTTCGTGTTTGCGTCGATAGCGGTCAGCTGAGATGCTTTGTTAGTACACTGTGTGAAGATGCGTTTGAAGAGTCCTTCACACGTGGTAAAGAGCTCGGTCTTTACACCTTCAGTAAGTGTACCGCCTCCAGAGATAGCCTTGGCACCAGTATCACCAAACCAGCCAAAACGCCAAATCATACGTTTCATCTGGCGCTCAAGAGCCGGGCGGATGATATAGCTCATAAACTCTGTACTTGTCAAGTCACCAACTGGGGTGCCAGTCTTCAGAGTGTACTCTGCGATAGTGCCTTCCAGAGACTCGTAGCATATCTTGATGGGGATCTGCCAGTTTCCCAGCGCCCAACGCTTCTGACTGTTGGCGATACCTACTTCCTGGTACACGGGATCGCAACCGCTACCCTGTACACCTACATCCTCCATGTCTCCGAGGAAGGCCACGGGGTCGTCGTCGTTCACCTTCTTCAGACGAGTAAATCTCTGAAACTCCTCGTCCTGGTCAATACTCAATAGGATGACCTCTTTGAGGTCTGTCACATCTTTCGGGTTTACCGAAATGTTGTCTAAATACTTCGTCATTTTCTCGATGATTAAATGTTAGTTACTTCTTCGTTTTGAAGGTGCCGTTCTTACGGGCCTCAATCTCCTTGCGCATGGGCGACTCTTCCTCGCGCTCTTCTGCCTTCTTGCTGGCGTTCGTTCCTTCAGGCTTCCGGCCAGCCGGCTTGTAAGTAGAAGAGATTTGCGCAAGCACTTTCTCGCCGCCTGCTATCTTCACAGCGTTCAGGATACGCAACTCGTCCTGTGTCTTCGCAAGAGCCTCTGCACTCTTCTTAGCCTTCTGAAGCTCCTCGACCTGCTTCTGAAGCTCCTCGACCTGCTTCTCCAGCTCGGCGACTCGGTCATCCTCTCCGCCACCTTCTCCACCTCCTTCGCCTTCTCCATCAGTCTTGATGTCGGTGATAACACCACCAGACACAACGATGGTCTTTCCATCGGGCATGATGAACTCACCATCAGGGCTCGCAGTGTCACCCACCTGCGGCTCGCCTTCCTCACGCTCTACGGTCAGAGTCTGGCCGTCATTCGTAGATAAATCCATACCTTTTGCCAGGTCGTCGATGGACTTCAGCCCCAACTTCGCCAGCGCACGGTCCAGCAGAGATGCCTTGACCTCTACCTTGCTTTCGTCTTTCTGCTTTGTCATTTTTTTGTTATTTGTTTGGTTGAACATTGCGCCACCCTTCTTGGCTGATGCGGGGGCGATTATCTCACCGATAAGGCCGAGCTCAAATGCTCTCTCCGTACCGATATATTTGTCTTCATTCATCAGAGCCTGCATTTCGTCCCGGTCGCAACCACAGCGCTCGACATACAAATCAAGCATCTTCGTCTGCTGCTCCCTGAGGTCGTTAGATGCCTTCTCTAAGTCGTCAGCTGTCATTTTGTAGTCGAGTGCCCAGCTTGGCACCCACGGATTGTGCACACATATCAGGGCACTCTTGTATGCCCTCCGTCTCTCCTTCGGGGCTGCCATCATGATGACCGTGGCCATAGATGCGGCATTGCCTTCCACCGTGCACGTTATCTCCTTCCCGGTAGCCCGCAGCCGGTCATAGATGCCCCAGCCCTCGAGTACCGAGCCACCATCACAATGCAGGCGCACATCTATCACATTGTCGCCCTTGGGGATCGACTCGCAGAACGCATCCACATCCTTGTAGCACACGCCTTCGGCCTCGCCCCAGAACTGGCATTCTTTTTTCTCGTTCTCGGTCTGAATGTCGTTGTAAATCTTTAGAACTGCCATAATATTTTTTAATTTATAAACAAAGATAGTTTATAAATATAAACGATTTGTTTATATACCCTCATTCTTCACTCACACACCGTGACAGAAGGAATAAAAAACTGGGGTGCCTATCCATCACGGACCGACACCCCATAGGAAGTATGAAAAAAAAAATCAAATAATGCTCTTCTCCATGCGCTTGACCACTCTGTAGATGGTAGCCTCGCTGTAATCATACTTCTGGCTGAGGTAGTACACGATATAACCTACCTTATTCCCCTCGGCCTTCAGCCTACTGAACTCGCGAAACATATCCAGATACTTAACGTCGCTTGCGTCTATATTGTTGGCCTGCATCAACATCAGAAGACTCTCGGCCGACCTCATCAATTCGTACTGTGTCATGGTCTCATCATTTTATCGCGGCCAGTCTCTCAATCGTCTCGACTCTGCCACTCGTTCTGTTTATCTCTTCCACACTCACCACCGGACGAGGCATTGCAGCTACACCCCTTGCAACAGCCCTGGCGAGGAACTCTTCACCAATCTGCTGGTTAGCCCCTCCGTTACCCAAAATGGGAACACCTCCACCTATCTGGTTGAAGGCAGATAGGGCAGGGGCAAACATACTCGTAGCAGACGCTGTTACGACGCTCTCTCCGTTAGATAGCATGGCGTTGATAGAGTCACTTGTACCAGTTCCCGGGCCTGTCACATCACCACCCTGGGCAAACTTGGCCGATTTTACCGTTTTGATAGCCGAAGCCACATTCGACAAGATAGTAGTCACAGTCGTAGCGATAGCAGCTATATTCGCCGGGAAAGGTACGCTCTGGGCTTGTTTGATACCTGCGGCCAATGCTACACCAGTATTGATGGCAATCTCTGCCAGCGCCAGCACCTTAGAAGCCTTTGCCAGCCCCTTACTATCCTCTCCGAAGGCTTCTGCTATCTGGCTCGTAGCCCCTATCATTCCAGAGATAGCCTCGTACTTGCCCCTTTCGACGTCTATCTCTTTCTGGTCCACCTGCTGTTTGGCCTGCTGGTAATCCCATGCCAACTGCAGCTTGCGCTGATTGAAGGCCTCAATGGTCTCACCTTCCATCTGCTGGGCACTCAACAGCAGGGCTTGTTTCTCCTGCATCTGAAGCTGCAAGACTCCCAGCTCATCAGTACCATTCGAGCTGATTTGCGTCTGCAGGATCTGCTCTTGGTATCGCTGCTCGATGGCCTTCTTCTGAGTCTCAATCAGATTGTTATGATACTCTTTATACGCCGCCTCTTCCTCTGCGTAATACTTCGCATTGATAGAGGCCAACAGCCTGTTTTTCTCTTCCTCGCTCATCGTCTCTTGGTTAGCTTGGTCGAGTTCCAACTGATAGGCATCTTGGATGCTCTTTATCTTCAGGTTGTACTCGTCCTTGCTTCCCTTCTCGACGGAGGCCATCATGTTCTGAATATATGTCTGCTCCCTCTTTATCTCCTCGGCCTTCACCTTCAAATCGAACTCTTCGAGCTTCTTGTTCTTGATCTGCTCCAGAGCTATGATTTGGGTTGTAATAGCTTCCCGGGCGGTCACCGTCAGCCCCTTCTCT